AGGAGTCTCAGGAGTTTCAGCTCGCATATGCGACTATGACAGCCGACCGAAGGGCGCGCAGGCACCCCCAAACCCCCGCATTGCCCCCTGGGGGCTGGTTTTACCCCAATATGTACGGTGAAACCTCAGATACACCCCTGGAAAGGCGTGCAATTTGGCGCCGCCGCATGGTCCCCAGAACACCCAAAAAGAACCCACTTTTCGCCGCGAGAACCTTCTAAATGGCTCGAAATGGTTCAAATTCAGGCGATGCACTAGCTGAATCCGAGGCGTGGCGACAGTGGTTGGATACGGTCAGCCCGGATGAGCGGGGTGAGGTGGTTCAGATCCTCATGGAGGCCCCGCCGGACTCGCTGAAGGGCACGAACCAGCTGGCCCAGAAGATGATCCTGGCCATTGCTCAGGGCCGGATCTCCCCCATCGCAGCCGACATGATCCTCAAGTACATGGACCGCATGCTGGCGGCACTGGCACTCGAGATGCGCCAAGCGGGGGCTGAATCCCACTACCCAAGGGCCGCTAAGGCTCAGGTATTTGAGGTTGCCGCGAAGATCAAGCTACCCAACCCCTCATACACGCAGGACCAGCCCCAGTTGGTGGGCCCTTCCCCCTTGGACGTGATCGAGGCCGCACCGGACCCCTTGGAGCTCGTGGACCATGCTAACCTGGGAGAATGACCAGGATTTCATGAGGGAGTTCTCTGATCCCCGGAAGGGGCTTCAGATGTTTGGGACTGTGCTCGACCAAGAGAACGACGTTTGGGCCAAGTACAACCCCTACGCGATCACGGAGAAGCTCCAAGCCACCCTACTATCCTATGTGGGAGATCCTCCCTACACGGAGGACGGATTCTGCAAGTGGCTAGTGCACCTGGGCTACCGTCAGGGGGGCAAGTCCCTCACATCCGAACTTGCCTTCTACACCCGCGCACACTTCACCCCTGGCTGGCAACACGTCTGCGTAGCCGACAAGAAGGACAGAGCCGAGTATCTTTTCGAGCGAGTCTTCAACAACCACATCAGGTGGCCAGAGGAATTTCGCTGTGAACAGCTTAACACGACAGAGGTGAGGCGTCTATCGTGGAAGCATGGCGGCCGGATGCGCGTTGCTTCGGCTCAAGAGGGCGGGCTTGGCATTGGTCAGAGTACCCGCTCGCTACACGGTTCTGAGTTGCCTCTGTGGGATCGAGCCGCCCGCCAGTTCAATCAGATTTTCCCAGCGATGATCAACCGGCGCCATGCCATGATGCTACTTGAGAGCACTCCGTTCCCCATGGATCGGCCCTCTAGTGATTGGTACCGCTCGATCTACCAGGATGCGAAGTATGGTAAGGGGAGGTTCCTGGCTGCGTTCTTCCCCTTTTGGGATGGCAAGCTGAATCGGCGCCGATGGCAGAAGGGCGATCGGCTCACCATCGAAGAACAGCGCCTGATGGACCTCTACTATAAGGAGGATGGGTCTGGTCTGACAGAGCAGAACATCGCGTTTCGCCGCCTGATGATGGACACGGACAAGGAGATTCGCCGGAATCCTGATCTGTTTCGCGTGTTCTATCCCTTCGACGACATCACCTGTTGGCTTGAGGCTTCCTCTTCCGTGATCAACGGCAAGCACCTCGAGCGGCATCTGGCGGGCCGAATTCCTTGGGATCCAGATGAGTTTGGGTACCAGGAGTATTCGCCCCCGCGGACAGGTGCTCAGTATGTGATTGGGGCTGACTCCAAGGGTTATGGCCAGGACGGCGACTCCTGCGCCTTTGTGGTCCTGGAGGTTTGGGCGGATGAGTGGAAGGTGGTAGCCAGCTACCAAAGTAAGGCAGACCCAGAGGACTTCGCGGCGAAGGTCTTCGGGGTGGGGAATCGCTACAATCGAGCACTGGTGAATCCAGAGCGGACGGGTGTGGGCCATGCGCTGACCTCCAACCTCAAGCTCATGGGATACAAGAACATCTACCATGACAAGCATCGCAAGCCGGGGACGCACAAGCACTCAGAGGACTACTTCGTCAGCCGGCTGATTGATGCCCTCATTGACAAGCTCACGGTCGTGGATGAGGACCTGCTAGGCCAGCTCTCGACCTACCGCAAGGACCGCGTGATGCGGCCATCTGAGAAGCAAGAGATCATGGGTGTGGAGCTCCCTGGTCGACGAACGAAGGACCACTGGGACAAGGTCTCCGCCCTCATGATGGCGGTGGTCGCGGCGGAGAAGGCCCCGAACCGGCATAAGCCGATCGCCCCGAAGCCGGGCGAGTATGTCTTGATGCGCGACCGCCCACTAAAGGAGCGGCTCGAATGGGAGGCCCGAGTTAGGAAGGCTCAGGCGGACCAGCGACCCACCAAAGGCTTTCGATACACCAAGAGAATGACGAGATGAATGCAAAGCAGGTCCATACGGCCATTAAGTGGCAGGTCAACAGCTGGCAGCAGGAGCGGGTAGAGCAAGATCGCTACCTGGCCTGGTACCTTGGCGAGTTCTGGCGACAGATCAACGAGGACTATGAGGCGGAGGACCGGGCCTCGGAGGACAAGGGGAGGGACGATGAGCTCTCGGTCGAGTCCAACTACGCATACGCCTTCGTCGATACGATGATCGCCAACGTGTGCCCGACGAACCCACAGGTGACCTGCGAGGCGGTCCACCCGGACAAAGACGAAGTCGCCTCTTGGCGTGAGAACCTGGTGAACCAGACGCTGCGCCGCAATCGGTCCCATACGCTGCTCTGGGATATGGCGTCTCATGCTGCGATTTATGCGCGTGGGATTTCTAAGACGGTCTGGGACTTCAATGACAACTGCCCGCGGACCTTCCTGATCGACCCCCGGAATTTCATCTGGGACCGATCGGTTCCCTTCGGGCAGACCCGATACGCTGGAGATGCGATTCCGCTGACGAAGGGAGAGTTCCGCAAGCGAATCGTCAGTGATGACAACCCGGACGGGGTCTACGAGGGCGGCCCCAACTCCCTGGCTGAGCAGGTACTCGAAAGTGCGGGCCAGTACCCGGCCTACCTGCTGCGGGAGCATTCGGCGGAGCGCCACGCCAAGGAGGAGCGGGACGTCTTCGAGTGGGTTGTGGTCTGGGAAGTCTATGACTTCGAAGAGAAGAAGCTCTTTCACATGGTGGAGGACCACGAGGAGCCGCTCATGGTTACGGAGCTGCCCTTCTGGTACTTTGAGAACCCCTATGATCTCCTGGTGTTCAACAGCAACCTGAGGGATTCGGGCGGCTTGTCGGATGTTCGGCTTATTGCTGGCCTGCAGTCCCGGCTCAACGAGATCGATAGCCTCGAGCTGTGGCACGCCCACACTTCGATTGTGAAGCTCTTGGTCCAGCTTGGGGCACTCGACGACTCGGAGTCCTTCACGTCGGCCATGCGCTCCCCGGCTGGGCCGAATGCGATGATTCCGGTCAAGACCTCCAATGTTGAGCACCAGCTACGGGACCTGATCGTACCCACCCCGACGCCGTCGTTCAGCCCGTCCTTTGACAAGATGCGCGAGCGTGTCATCAGTCAGATCGAGTTCCAGCTGGCGATCTCTCGATACTCGCGCGGTGGCATCGGTGGATCGGATGTAGCCACGGAGCTGGCCCTCGCCGATACTGCGACCCGCACCCGGAACGGCCGCCGCATCAAGATCGTGGGTGATGTGTACGGTACCAACTGGGCGCAGAAGTATGTTGGCCTATGGGCGCAGTACCTTCAGGGTGGATTCAGTCTGGATGAGGAGGGACCGCCCGTCGAGATCCCGATCAAGAAGGCAGCCAACCAACATGCAGAACTTGTTGGCGCCGAGCAATTGGGCTTTGGTGAGGCGCATGAAGCTGAAGAGGACTGGTGGTTCAACTTTGAGTGTATCCCGTACTCGCCGACCGAGAACCACAAGATGATCCAGCTCCAGCAGCTCCAGCAGTACATCGCCATCCTCGTTCAAGATCCCCAACTCCGTGCGCCCGTGCTTCGGAAGCTCCTCGAGCTCCTGGGCCTACACGATCTGATCGAGACCTTGGATGAACAGGGAGTTTCGGCCCAGCTTGCGGCGGGTGTGCCTGGTGCACCTGGAGTGCCCGGGGCCTCTGGGATGCCCGGAGCTCCACCAGACCCAGCTGCTGCTCAGATGGCTGGTCAAACCACCGAAGCTGTTATGCCGCCCCAGGCCCGTATCGCTGCCTCACAACCCCGAGCGACACTGTAATGCCCATCTACGACTTTCGGTGCGATCGGTGCGAGTGTGAAGAGGACGATGTCTACGCCACCGTTTCTTCGATGAGAGCGGGCCTGCCCTGTGACTTCGAGGACTGTGACGGAACCCTGCGTCGTCGGTTCACGACTGGACATGGCGGATTTGTGGGCCCGACCGACACGAACCCGCTGAAGATCGGGGGTCGCTCGTTCACCTCCTCATCGGAGCTCCGCGCCTGGGAGAAGGCCAACCCTGACCTCCGACCCATGGACAAGGACGGCCCCGAGTTCCGGAAACACAAGGACAAGGCCCGGGAGTGAGCTGAGGTCGCGGCGAAGAAGAAGGGGTTCCGAGATTGGGACCACAAAGTTGCGCACGACAAAGAGCGGAAACGCAAGGGACAACTTCGCAAACGGCAGAAGCCCCTGATTCGTTTCACTCCATAATCGTGACAGGCCTTGACAAGGTGTGACATAACGGGGTAAGGCATGTTCATGCCTACTCCTGAATTCTACGACAAGCTCGCTGCCGCTTCGTCTGCCGATGAGGTTCATCAGGTTTTCGAATCGTCCGGTGTCGAGGCCACCTACAAGGAGGGCTACGGCGAGAGCGGAGACACGCAAACCGCTGATGCCGATATGCCGGGTGGTGA